TTTGGCACGGTCTAGAAGCTCGTCTAAATAAATTGGCTTTTTCATTTTATTCTGTCCTTTTTGGCGTACATTTTGTACCTGTGTATCCTTTTAGGGTGCATATTAAAACCCCCTGTTTTTCGGGGCATTTTACAAAAAAGGAACCGCTAATGTCCACAATTCATGTACCAAGCCAGCAACACCTAGAAGCTGAATACGCTCTCTTTGTTGGCTCCATAGAACAGTTTTTTGCCCGGTCTAAATCTGCTGCTGATGCTCTTAGCGGTTCCTCGGTGGCCCTGACCGGGCAAATCCCAAATGAACCCTTCCCCGTCACCATGTCCGGGGATGCGTGGGCTTCTGCTGCCGCTTACTTCGTCAAGCTCCGCAAGCCTGAACCCTGTCCTTTTCCCGTCCCTCCCTCAATCTCCTAAATAGGAAACCATCATGATCAAAATCGTAATTACCTCTTCTGACGTTCGCAACATGGCTGGTATCGGCAAAGTCTCCGGGAAACCCTATGACCTGAATTTCCAGACTGCCCATGCCTTCACTGTCTCCCCTGATGGTGTCTGCGGCCAATTCCCGGACAAGTTTGAAATCATGCTCGACAAGGGTCAACCCCCTTACGCTCCGGGCAACTACACGCTGTCCCCTGCTGCTGTCTATGTCTCCCGAGATGGAAACCTCGACATTAAGCCTCGCCTCACCCTTGCCCCCGCTGGCAAGTAAGGCCCTGCCATGTTCAACGATCTTCAAATCGCTGAAATTCGGCGCGTCTGCCGCCTTGAGGCTTTACGGTCTGCCGTTTTTTCCGTTGCCTCGGAATCGCTGGATGACCAAATCACCGCCATGTATGTGACTTGTGAGCTTGAGGGCGACACCCTTGGCGCTCGCGTCGAATTCTCCACGTCCTCCGGGGCTGTGGTCATGGGTTGCACTCTGTGATCTGTTCCGTAGCCCTTCCCCCTGCCTCTTGCCTCAAGCTGCCGCCTGCCCTGCATGTGCGGCGCTTTGCTTGTCCCACGGTCTATGCCGCTTATCTCCGGGTCTGGTCGGCGGCTGGCTACGTCTTGTCCTTCTCTTGCCCTCATCACGTCCGGGTCTGCTCAAAATGACACCTTCTGAGCGTATCGCACTCTTTCCCTTGCTACAGCCTGCTACGCTGGCTGCTGCTCGTCGTGCATCTGATATCGCTCTCCGTTCGTCGTTTAACGCTGCCTGCGCGGCGGCTGACGTGCCGCTAGGCACGGCGGGCGCTGCGGGGCTTGTCCCATTTAAAACAAGTCGGGAAGTACTCGACTTGTGCATAAATATTGCGCCCTCTGCCGTTGCAGATCGTCGCGTCAAGCGTCTTAAAAAATCCGTGTGGGCCTCCGGGCATCTTCACGGTGTCGCTCAAAATGGTTTCCGTCCTGCTCTGCCTTGGTTCGTCACCCTCACCTATGCGGTTGCAAACGCTTGGTCTCCCAAACACGTATCCTCGGCTCTTGCTTCTTTCCGCAACTGGTGCCGCGCTCGTGGCTATCCCTGTCGTTATACGTGGGTCGCTGAAATTCAACCCGGTCGCCTTGAGCGTACGGGCGAAGCTGTTGTCCACTATCACTTGCTCGCATGGCTTCCTGTAGGCGTTTCTATGCCTCATTGGGATAGGTCTACCCGCACCCCTTCCGGGCTGCATCGTGAGCCCTTCTGGTGCCATGGCATGACCAATACCGAGATTGCTAAATCTGGGGTTGGTTACCTGATGAAATATCTTTCCAAGCTCGGCGAATTGACCCGTTTCCCTAAAGGCTTGCGCCTTTATGGCATCGGCGGTCTTTGTGAAAAAGGTCGGGCGGTTCGCTCTTGGCTCAATCTCCCTGAATGGGTCAAAGTCTCCCACGGTGTCGGCGAAGTTTGCCGTTCCGGTGCTGCTCTCGTTGTTCGTGCCACTGGTGAAATTCTCCCCCCTGCCTACTCTGTTCAGCTTGTGCCCGGTGGCCTGATTTTAAAAAAGCTCCGCGAGATTCCCTCGCGTTGGTTTGATGGTGCCTATAGCTCCGTCGTGTTCTGAGTTCGCCCGTTTTGGGCTAACCGCTGCCAGTCGTTTTACTGGCGTTGAAAGGGTCGTCATGACTAAATTCTCTCGTGTTGGTGTGGTTGCTGGTTTGTCCACTATGGGCGCTTCGGCTATGGCTGCTGTTCCTGCTGAAGTTACCGCCGCTTTGGATGGTCTCCAAGCTGATGCCTTGACCGTGGCTGGCATCATCTTGGCTGCTATCGTTGCCGTGTACGCTTTCAAGTTCATGCGTAAAGGCCTGTAAGGTCTGTAAGCAAAATGCCTGCGCTTGTCCTGATCTTGTCAGAAATGGCTATGAATGCTAGTTTTATCGCTGGTGTCGTGATTGGGGCTCGCGTGGCTATTTTCTGTCACCAATTCATTAAGCGGTCCCTATGAGTTACCAAGTCGATGCCGCCTGTTATGCCTCTGCCCTTGAGGCTGCTCAAGTCTCCGCTTCCAAATCTGTCGGCTCTGTTGTTCAACATGGCTCTGTCTCCTACATCGTCGATGCCTCTTCCGTGTCCGGCTCTTCGATCACCTATAGCCTCTACCCCATTGGTGGCGGTGCCTCACTTGTCACGGTCTCCCCTTATACGGCTCAACCCTGCAACATGCTCCAGTTGTCAGATGGTCTCGAAATTGGCTGGATGGTTGGCGCTGCATGGATTGCCGCCTTCGCTGTCCTGTTTATCACTCGCGCCCTCCGTGGCGAAACAGTAGGCAATTATGGCAACTCCTGAATTTTGGGTCGGTCTCATCTCCGTTTTGGGGGTCGTATGGATTACCGTTCAAAACTGGTAGTTTTTACCCTGTCCCTGCTGGCTGGCTCTGCTCATGCTGGTTATGCTAATTTAAAAGCTCCTGAAAACTGGCAGAAAACCCCCACTGCTTCCCTTGTTCGCGTAGCTGCAAATGACGCCTCTTTTGTTGGTGGTGTCCGCACTGGCTTTGCTGGTCTGACTACCTCTGCATCCATGGTTCAGGTTCCCGCTGCATACCGCTTCGCTGCTAATGCTGGTAAGTTTGCCGCTACTGCTGCCTTCGGCTGGCCTGGCGTTTTCCTTCTTGCTGGCGGTCTTGCGTATCAGTGGTTCACGGATAATGGGCTTGAGGTGGATGATGGCGTTTGGAAAAAGAACGTTATAGAGTCATCATGTCCAGCGGGTCATTCTTTCGTCGGGTCGTCATGCATCGGCTATTACATGAGTGCAGCACTTGGAACTTATGCGTCTAAAGGGGCTGCATGCGCCTCATATTCTCGCCCTTCTAATGCAACTTGGAATTACACTGGAAATTATCTTGTGGATGGTATGCAATGTAAATATCAGGCTTACAACAACGCAACGCCTCCAACTTATTCTTTTCCTTATACAGGTACGCTTTCTATTTCGACGTTACCCCCTTCCACGTTTACAGGAAAAATCCCCGTCACTCAAATTGAGTTTGAGACCACTATGTCTCCTCAGGCGGTCCCGGTTGGTGTGCCTCAAGTGTGGCCGTTGACTTCGCCCATGTGGTGGCCGGTCAATCCGACACCTATCATTAACCCTTCACCCGGTTCAAATCCTGTTTCCCAACCCTTGAGAATTCCTCAGGGTGAACCTGTCATGGTGCCAAATCCAAACTATGACCCTGTAACCGATCCTAATCCCAATATCTGGCGCCAACCTGTCATTGACGTTGTTCCTGCTCCAACACCTGATGCTCCTTGGCGTGTTGACCTCCAGCCTAAGGACATTTTTAAGCCCACACCTGATAGTCAGCTTGAACCTGAATCTGTCCCTGACCCTGCAAATGACCCTGACGCGAAACCCTCTGAAAAGTCTGATTTCTGCGTAGACAATCCTAATGTTCTGGCTTGCCAAATCGTTGATCTTGGAACCCTCGAACCCCAGTTAATCCCAAATGAAAACAAGCCGCTTTCTATTGAAAAAGAATCCGGTTTCGGCCCTGAAAATGGCACTTGCCCTGCCCCCAAAACTGCCGTTGTCGCTGGTCTCACCCTGTCGATGCCCTTTGATCTGATCTGTGACTTTGCTTCCGCTATACGTCCGCTTTTGATCGGCTTTGCGTGGCTCTCTGCCGCTTTTACCTTCTTTGGCTTCGCTCGTAAGGATTAACATGGATAACATCGCCGGCTGGCTTGCCTCCATCACTTGGCCTCTTGTCTCTCGCGTCATGCTGGCTATTGGTTTCGGTACTGTCACCTATACTGGCGCGGATTCTGCCCTGAGTTCTGCTCTTGGCGCTGCTAAAAATGCCTTCACTGGCATGAGCTCTGACATTCTCCAAATCCTTGCCATTGCCGGGTTCTTCGATGCCATGTCCATCATGTCCGGGGGTATCGTCTCCGGTTTGTCCTGGCTCATCCTGAAAAAGTTTGCTTTGCAGTCTACTGGCTCATGATTACCCTCATCACTGGTGCGCCGGGTGCTGGCAAAACTGCTGCGCTCGTTTCCCTGCTCTCTGAGCTTTCAAAAGACCGGGCTATCTATGCTAACGGCATCCCTGATTTAACCCTGCCTCACCAATCCCTCGATGACGTCTCGACGTGGCCTGATACCGTCCCCGATGGTTCCATCATCGTCATCGATGAGGTTCAGCGTGTATGGCGACCTCGTGGCCCGGGTAGCAAAGTCCCTGCGGATATCTCTGCCCTTGAAACTCACCGCCATCGTGGTCTAGATTTCTACATCATCACGCAGGCGCCCCGGCTCCTTGACACAAACGTTCGGGCCTTGGTCGGTCGGCATGTTCATCTGCGTGATATCGGTATCCTTGGGCGCTGGTGGTACGAATGGCCGGAAATATCTGAAAATTGTGCTGCCTCTTGGAAGCAGGCACCAATCAAAAAACGCTACCGTTTGCCAAAAGCTGCATTTGGTCTGTACAAATCAGCCTCCGTCCATATCAAGCCCATTCGGTCTTTTCCTTGGATGCTCGCCGTTATGGTGCTTGCCATTTCGATCACTGGTTTCATGGCTTACAAAACCTATGCGATGATCTCTGGCAAGGTTTCTCCTGTCTCTGATGTGACCGAATCCAGCAAGCCTCCCCCTGCATCCATGGATTCGATCATCAATCGTCCTCATTCTGTTGGTGTTGATCTACCTCCCGAATATGATTCAACCGCATTTATTCCCCGCATTTCCAATCAGCCCGAATCTGCCCCTGCGTATGACCATATCAGGCAGGTCGTCGTTATGCCTCAGGTTGTCGGCGGCTTCTGCCTTGGCGACCTCTGCAAGTGCATCACCAATCAGGGTACTAATGCAGGCTTATCCTCCAGAGAATGCCGGGTCTGGATGGATAACCCTCCTTTTGACCCTTACCGGGTCGCATCCCCTGATTCACGCAATGCCGGGTCTGACACTCAAACGCAAATAAATAATCCTGTTTAAATAAACTGGCACGTTTCTTGATTGGTATGCTTATTGCGAAGGCAATTACCGTGCCACTATTCCAAATTGTTACAAATATTATTTGTAAGATTCGCGTAAACTACTCTCAAAAATCCATTTGTAAAGACTTTTGCGAGTCACCAAAACTTACACCTTTGTAAGGCACTCTTCAAAAAATACTGTAATACAAAAACGAAAAAAACACGCTGTTTTAATTGTCGCTTTTTCACCAAAAAAATGACAATCAGGTCGCCCCCTGCATTCTCTGGTAAACCCTTGCACCCCCAAAACCCTCCCTTTTGCCCAACATGGATGTTTTGGGAGTCCGGGACAGCGACTAGCGTACTCCCGGACGAGGGGGTATCGGGGGGTTTACCCCCTGATGGTCACCCTTAAAAATCTAAAGTACCCTTTGAAAAAGTACCCTGCTAGGTGTACAAAATATACATCGTATAAAGTACCAAACGCTATCGGCTGCTTCGCTGATAGCCGGGCCTGCCGTGGCTGAACTGGTAGCTATGGCCGCGCCAGTCGCTACCAATGCTTTTTTTAGGGCTTGCTTCAGTAGCTCTCCCTTCTCGCTCCCCTCGTGCTGGCTGATCAATGCTCTTGCTGCCCAATCATCTGGATTAAGTCCTGCCGCATACGCTGCCAATGCCTGATCTGCTGGTGGGCATGGCTTGCGCTCGTGTCTCCAGTCGCTCACTGTTTGGCGGCTGACACCCAAAAAAACAGCCAACTTCGTGTCGCTGCCTGTCTCTTTTTTGGCACGGTCTAGAAGCTCGTCTAAATAAATTGGCTTTTTCATTTTATTCTGT